ACCTTTATCCCGACAGCGGTTCTATATTCTCAAACCGTAATAAAACAACAAAACGACTAATTGTACCAAAATTGAGATTAGTAAGTACGGGGCGGGTAAGAGCGCCATTCAACGGGAACATCCGAGCAACGATCAACTTCTATCGACTCGGCAGGGGCTTCATTCGATTCCTGATAATCCGACTAGAGCTAAAAGGGTAGCTTTAGGACGTACCAAGATAAGCCTGTCGTTAACTAAAGGCTTGTTTAATTCTCCTTACTTAGGGATGAATATTAGGGAAGAACTATCTATGAAGTTTGAAAATCCAGAAAGAATAACAGAAGCCAATATTCAGGCTGAATTTTACCATCAGTGTAGACTGAAGGGTGTAGAGTGTTACTTAGAGTATAAGCATGAACAGTCAAGGTTCGATGCAATAATTATAAAGAATAATGATGTGGTGCTCATTGTAGAGTTCAAGAGCTACAAAACGGATAAGAAAGGAAAAACCAAAACCAAGCAACTTGATAAATATAGGCAATACGGTATTCCAGTATTACTAATAACACGAATGAATCAAATAGAACAGGTTATCGCCTCTCTTTCTTTTAAAATAGGCGTAGCACCAATGCGTAGCTGTGCTCAATTAACACTAAGCTCATGAAAGAAGTAACACTACCAACTAAGCTCAGGGAAATAGCCAATAGTATTGCTAAATCTGGCGGTGAAAGCTATCTGGTTGGTGGCGCAGTCATTGATATCCTTCAAGACAGAGAGCTAAAGGACTGGGATATTGAAGTATATAAGCTCAGCTTAGAACAGTTACAGAGTATCTTATCAACCCATGGTAAGCCAAGCCTGGTAGGTAAATCTTTTGGCGTTATTAAGATACGCATCGATGAAATAGAGTATGATTTTAGTATCCCGAGAAAAGAAAACCGATCAGGAGTAGGGCATAAAGACTTTAATATTGAGCTGGTACCGTTTATTTCCCATAAAGAAGCTGCAGAAAGGCGCGACCTTACCATTAATTCGATGTTCTATAATCTTCTTGATGGTACATTTAAGGACCCATACAATGGGATGGCTGATCTTGAAGCCGGCGTACTCCGTCACGTATCAGATAAGTTTACCGAGGACCCACTAAGAGTACTTAGGATTATGCAGCTACTCCCAAGAAAAGGTAATAGAGTGGACGCAAAGACTATTGAGCTATGTAGATCATTATCTCCAGAGTTTCCTTCACTGGTCAAGGAAAGAGTTTTTGAGGAGTGGAATAAGCTTATGAGATCACCAAAGCCTTCACGTGGACTATACTTTCTTGAGAAATGTGACTGGATTAAATGGTTTCCTGATCTTGATGCATTGCGTGAAACGGGTCAGAACCCTGAGCATCACCCAGAGGGGAGTGTGTGGACACATACCTTAATGGTGGTTAATAATGCGGCTCAGTTAAGAAAAGATGTTCCAGAAGAGTGGCAACTGGCTTATATGTACGGGACACTATTGCATGACGTAGGTAAGCCATCCACGACACTGGAGGATTTTACAGCATATGGCCATGAAGATGTAGGAGAGGCTATTGCAGTTGAGTTTATGAGGAGGCTCACAGATGACAAGGATTTAATAGAGAAGGTGGCTAGTATCGTTGGTAATCACATGCGCCCCTGGAATCTGACTTCTGGCGGCGGAAAGAAATCAGCGTGGAAGCGGTTACATAATGACATTCCACTGAACATTATAGGCATGGTTTCAAAAGCTGATGGATCAGCAAGTAGGGGCCGGTCTTTAGGTGACTATCACAAGCCAAGCGAGAAGTGTTTTGAAGTATTCGAAGAGTTAGGAGCGATTGAAGATAAGATACCGCCAGTTCTTATGGGCAGGGACCTAATAGAGGCTGGAATAGAACCAGGACCACAATTTAAGGAAATACTTGATCAAGCCTACAATATACAGATTGAGGAGGATATTATAGATAAAGAACTATTATTAAAAAGGGTACTATGAAAGGAATGGATATAAATTACTTAGACGACAATAAATTAGTATTATTCGAAGCAGTCAGTGGGTCCAGAGCCTACGGTACCGCTACAGAGACCTCGGATACCGATACCCGTGGGGTATTCATTCTGCCACAGGATAATATACTGGGTATGCACTACACCGAACAGGTGAATAATACATCGAACGATACTATATTCTATGAGGCTAGGCGATTCCTGCAGCTCCTCAGTAAGAATAATCCCAATATTATGGAGCTTCTGTTTATGCCCAAAGATAGTGTGCTTAGGTCCCACCCTATTTATAATCTATTATTGGAGCACAGAGAGGAGTTCATTACTAAGCAGTGTGCTAAGACTTTTGGAGGGTATGCAATAGCTCAAATCAAGAAGGCTAGGGGGATGAATAAGAAGATTGTGAATCCTATAGCCAAAGAGAGAAAGACACCATTAGATTTTTGTTATATGATAATGGAGGATGGGTACTCAGTCATGCCACTAAATGATTGGCTAAAAACAACAGGTTTTGATCAGATGAATTGCGGACTAGCCAATATACCGCACATGAGAGATATGTATTCTATATTCCATGATGATTCAAATCCTAGTTCATTCAGGGGTATTGTCTCTGAGGATGACGGTAATGAACTACGCCTAAGCTCTATTCCGGAGGGACGTACCTGCTTTGGCTCTATGAACTACAATAAAGACGGCTACTCAAAGTACTGTAAGGATTATAAACTGTATTGGGACTGGGTAGAGAAGCGTAATCCTGCAAGATACAATGATACCGTAGAGCATGGCAAGGGGTATGATGGGAAGAACCTAGGGCATTGTCACCGGTTACTAGATATGGCCATTGAAATTGGTAGTGGTCAGGGAGTTAATGTTCGTAGGCCCAACAGGGAGGAGTTACTAAGTATCCGAAGGGGTGAGTATGATTATGACGAGCTGATCAAGGACGCAGAAGAGAAGCTAAAGAAACTGAATACTGTATTTGATAATTGTAACCTACCAAAAGATGTAGACAGCGACATGGTAGATAAGCTACTAATAGAGATGCGACACGAATTTCACCTTAACCACGGACAATGAAAGACGCAATAGGAGACAGAATGAAGGCGAATTACGAGAACAGAACTCGTATTTATTTACCAAGAAGAAGCTTTACCATCATCCGAATAGATGGTAAAGCATTTCATACCTACACAAGAGGCATGGAAACTCCATTTGATGATGGACTTATAGAAGACATGGACCTTACGGCGGCCTATCTGTGCCAGAATATAATGGGTGCTAAGTTTGCCTTTGTTCAATCAGATGAGATATCTATATTACTTACAGATTTTGAGGAAATAGGGACCCAGAGCTGGTTCGACAGTAATATCCAAAAGATGTGTAGCGTATCAGCCTCACAGGCAACAGTTGGTTTTAATTCGGCAAGATTAAAACGAACAGGAGAAGCAGATATGAAATGGGCCGAGTTTGATAGTCGCGTATTCCAGATACCTCAAAAAGCAGAGGTTGAGAATTACTTCATCTGGAGACAGCAGGACACTACCCGGAATTCAATATCATCGGTAGCGCAGTCTCTATACAGCCATAAGGAGCTGAATGGAGTAAAAACAGATCAGCAGCAAGAAATGATATTTCAAAAAGGCATTAACTGGAATGATTACCCAGCCAAATACAAGAGGGGGCGAATGATTGAAAGACAGACCTATGAAAAGGCTCCTGAAGTAATGAGATCAAGATGGGTAAGTATTGAGGTGCCTGTATTTACTCAAGAAAGGGAGTTTCTGGCTGAACGAATACCTAATAATCAATAGAATGAAACTACTCAGCCCAAATAACGAAGTACCTACCGAGTGGATACAGTTTTATGTTGTCATGTATAACTTGATGGCGGCTAAGCATAAGAGATTAACAGAGAAACGATTTAAACCGACAAAGAAATCATGAATCCCGGAAAATTATCAACTAGCTTCTCTATCAAGATGTCTGAGGAGTATTTTCCCACAGGCTTTCAGAAGGGTGATAAAATACAGATAGGTGGGTATAAAGGTACACTTACAGTATTAGAGGTGAAAGATACTAATGAGATCGAGGTTGGATATCCAACTATATGGTGGAGAATTAAATATTACGTGTCAATTAAGTGGAGTAAACTACAAATAGCAATATCATGGATAAAGGAAAAGTTAAAAAGGAATTAAGCCCTGCTGAGAGGGAGTTCTTTGAAGAGTATGGTGCAGGAATGAATGATGCACAGATAAGGTTTGTCTGTATGGGTTTTGCAGCAGTTGAAAAGATGAAGAATCCGGACCGAACCCTACTGGATAAGGTTTTAGAACAAGTCGAGGATATGCCGCTAAATAATGACGGCAAAACGTTTGAATGGAAGCTGCAAGGAAAAGGTAAAAGCGAAACCGTATCCCTGATAGACGAGCTAAAGCCTCTACAGGAAGAAAACAATAAGCTGATGAATAAATTCCAAAAAGAGGAACTAGAGAAATACTACATTCCTGAAATATCAGAGTTCCATGTGGGATTTGAGTACGAATGGTCAGAAGACGGTAGCAAGATATGGATAGAGGAAACAGCTGATCAAGACGATGTTCTTTTAGCATATTCTAGTTATGAGCATAATGATGAGTACAATGAAGAATATAGAGTAAAGTATCTGGACAGGGAGGATATTAAGAGCGAGGGTTGGATATGGGAAGACTCCTTACTAGGCCTAAAGTCTCCCCAGAACTATAGCTTTGGAGATTATTGGATGATCTGTAATTATGATAAAACAGTAAAGATTAAGAAAAGAGGAGGTGAAACCTTGTTCTGTGGAACAATCAAAAATAAATCAAAATTTAAAGGGATACTGCAACAAGTAGGTATCCTGCAAAGATGAACGGAAGCACTAAGCGCCAAGCCAGCCGGGTCGTTCAAAAAGCTCGTCAAGGAAGTGGCAGTACCGGTTTGCTGGAGTCGAGGGTACTTTCCAAATACTAGAAATATGACAGACCTAAGAATAGAGGTATACCCAGTCATTAACACTAACCTGCCAGAGGCTACTAAGCTAATGAATAGAAAAAGTGATCAATTTGAATCAAGAGTGGTGGAGATTATTGTCGGGGATCGGGAAAGCCTGGTGATCGTAGAATTAAAAGGATCCTACCCTTTCATTACCGAACAATGGGAAAAAGTAATTAATGCAACAAATTAGAAAATTATGAGCAAACCAGAAATGAAAACCTATGAGATTCCGGGTAAGTACGGAATAAACGATATTAAATCATTATGCGCATGGTGGGGTGGATGGGGCCAAGGCGATATGCATGGCGATAGTGATGTAAATGGTGACCATCGCTTTATGAGCTTCCAATTCGGGGAAGATATTGATCAAACGGACCAGAAGGCTATTGACGCTGAGATTAAGAGAAGAGAGCAGCAGAACATTGAGTATATAGAGGACCTTAAGGAGCTCGGTGCTTATGGAACTGAATATATTACTTCCTTTACATTAGCTCATAATCCGTTGCTTGATGATCCGAAACGCGTAAAACCAGATACAAAATCATATCGCTATACAATACTAGACCTCAGTAAGGTTCCGGAAAAGAAACCGCTCGTATTTAAAGAGTATGAGGTATGGATGGGTAATTGTGGTAGTATGGGGCAAGGAGATCATGGCCCAACCGAACCAAGAATGCTTGGAAAAGTCAAAGCTACATCATTCAATATAGCTTGTGTGATTTATGAGCATCAAAGTGCCATTGATCATTTAAACCTCAGAATGAACCGTGGAGATACTCATATAGAGGACATCCATTTCGGGGGCTGGTGCTATACACCCAAAGATAATAGGAATTCCTGGACAGGTAAGTATTACGAATCAGAGCAAGAGGCTCTTAAATCATTCAAATAAAAATATGACAGATCAAGAAATACTAAGATCAGCTTTAGAGAAGGCTGCAGAAAATGGAAGTGAGATAGCGAAAGGTTATGTCGAACGAATAACCGCCCCTGGTACCCAAGACTGGAATTCAGAATTTGTATGTAGGGCCGCTTGCCTAACAAAAGACTTCGCAATTGCTTTTTGGGGAGAGGATCCTGTAGGTCTACGTACGTATGAGATATCCGATCCTATAGTAGAAGGGGAACCAGTAACCTTTGTTGGTACCTACGTCTTGGAGGATAATCCAGTTCAATACCTTGAGCAGTTTTTGAAGAGGGACTAATCTATGATACAAATAAATAAGAAAACCTGGACGAATCCATTCCAAGAAGGCGGTATCCCATTTACCGAAACACGGATAAGGGCATCAATGACTCATAAAGGAAAGGAGTTTTTTGAAGATTATGTACTCCTGAGCACTAGTGACGTTACAGAGCCGCAAGCTATTGAGTTTCTTAAAACAAAATTAAGGGAAAGTGTCAGGAGTTATAATATTCATGCTGCAGCTCATCGTACAGATCAAATACTTTCTGCCAATTAGGGCTCTTCTCCAACAGCTTCTCTCGGGGTAGGTTATGCCACTGAAAATGTTCCTGGGGTGTTTTAAGTACAATATTCTTATCGTATAACCGATAGCCAGGATATGCCGCCTTGGTCAACAAATGACTGAACATGCTCACATTCATCTCCTCACCCAAATCTACGCCTGAAACAAACGATACGTGTGGCCGTGTTTCCCAAATTGACTGAAATAGGACCAGCTCCCCTGTCGGTTTACGTGGTTTCTGCTTTATAGGAGAGCGTTTAAGCTGCTTTCTAGGCCTTTGTGCCCAGTTTATGCTTTTCTTTGGTTTTCGAGCTTCTAGGCGCTCCGTATTACATGTAGCGCAGTATTTATTAGGTAATATCTTCTTGACGATAGGCTGCTCGGAAGTTCCTGCGGGGCATTCAGTGCAGAATCCTAGTTTATATTGGAGACTCACGTTTGATATATCTCAATTCGTCCCTCACCTTCATAGCACCAGATCTTAGTTATGCGTCCATCCCAAATATGAGAATCATCCCTACACAAAGAATCTAAAATTCCTTTTTCTATGTTATCCTTATCTGGCTTCTGTTTATGTGGACAACCAGCATTTAGTTTTTTCTTCTTCTTTGACCAACTCCTAGCCATGGGAATATAACACACCATCCACCAAAAGGCTTCAGGCATAGTGAAATTTGCTCCCTTCGCAATAGATACCAGCTGATCTTTATAAACCCAATACCTTAGCACTTCCGGCCTTTTCTTCCAAGCATCACTCTTAACCATTCTTACCTTCCCTATGGGTGTGACCGGAAACGTTATCAAAAGCTTATGTGATTGTAAATCAGGTAGCGTTAAGTACTCCATTGGAAATGAGGGATCATGAGCCTGTACAAACTCGGGCTTGGTTTTGAATGGTATCATGGTCGCGCTTTTCTTCTTTTTACCCTTGGGCTCCCAAGAACCATCCTCCTGCTCTACTAGCCCCATTCCCCTCATTTCTTCCTTAGTGACTCCCATATTTTTACTTTATTTCACTCCCAGATGTTTTCGCTACTGAATTTACCCCGGTTCTTGTTTATACGGTGTCGGGTTTGAAGGGTTCTTAATGTTTTGGGCCAAACACCGAGAATCTTTGCAGAGCGTTGTTGATTGTGGCCGATGTTGAGAACAAGTAGTATTCTATCCCTTTCAGCTGCTAGTAGGCTGTCTGAGCCGTTGTATTGGTATCTTTCGTAGATTGTCATTATTTTTTATACCTGATTAAGTGGTGCGATTTTGCACACGGTGGAGACAACTTTTTTAGTCTGTTGGTGAGGGGGCGTTTCTAATTGAATCGAAGTCTGGTGTCCAGATACCATTCGTTTCTTTCATTTTACACTCTCTAGCACATATATCCCTTTGCTCCTTGCACTTAGATTCAATAAGAGCTTCGAGTTCAGTGGTCATTTCTCTCACCCTTTTTCCATGATTAGCCACTATTACGTTGGCATATTTTACAACAAACATTGATGTTAATGTTATCTCTTTACTCATTATCCTTCTGTGTTAGTGTTAGGTGGCTCTGGGAGGGGTTGCCATTTTGTAACATTCTGTCCCATATGCCCGATTCTAGCCCAAGATAAATCAGAACTTACCGGATTGATACGCTCAAGCCAACCGAATGTTACCAATCCCTTATCTTGAATATAGATAATTACTTTCTTTCCAGCTTCCGGCAATCGCTCCTCTACACTTATCCACTTGCCTTGCTCTTTGGCGTAGGATTCAGCGAAACCAATCATGTTGGCGTAAGTAAACATTGTCTCGCCCTGAAGTATTGCTGCTGTGTCACTGTATTCTTTAAGGTGCTTCTCTACTCTCTTCATATCTCTCTATGTTATCCCCTTGAATTAACTTAATCCTTTCAGATATTCTTTATCTACACAATTCTCGCATTTACATTTTCCTTCTTCCTTTGCCTCACCCTGTTTGCTGGAGAGGATTTTATACATTCCTTTAAGGTAACCCGTGTACAGGCTTCGCCAATCATAATCCATATTGTCTTTCATGAATAAATTAGCAAAATCCCTCGATTCTTGTTTTATATCTTCATCACTCGGCAGCTCTCTAGTTTTAGTACCAGATAAGAATATACCATAATTAACGCCGCGCACAAACGCTCTCCTTTGACGCGCTGATGTAGTATAGAACTTTTCAGCCTCTTCTTGTATTTTGTCAGGTGTCGACAGCTCTCTCTCTGCTATGGGAGGGGAGGCGTGCTTATGATAATCCTCAGCAAACTTAATCATCAAATCACCACGTATGGCATCTATTGATTTTTTCCATTTCTCATCTTTTCTTTTTTCTCGGTAAAATTCTTTTGCTTCCATGCCTGTCTAATTAAGTGGGGTTAGTCTTTCTTGTTAGTACTATTCGTTACCAATCCTAGAAGCCAAAAAAGTCCAAAAAGACCCCAGTTTACAGGTATACCACACCATAATGGAATAGTAACATTATACCACAACCAATCAGTATGTATGGTTAATTTCAATACTGCCAATACTATGAATATCGCACACATTAAAATAGTGAGTTTTATTGTTCTGTTTAACGTAATATCTCCGCTTCCTTTCATCGTTCTTTTGGTTTAATTATTAATATTAACTTTTGATTAATGTAGCTGATATTGAAAGCATGGTTTCCCCTTCTCGTAATGGGCATTTATCTGGTACATGAATTTCTGTCAATCCATAAGAACAATAAATCTCACGAATATTACAACCATTCGCAGTACTGAACGGACAACTAGCCTTAGGTTTTTGATCTTCCTTATGTGAATGTTTTACAGATATTTTATGAGGGCTCATCGTTCTTGTTGTTTAACTGTTAGGGGAGTGGGGTTAACGAGACCTAAACCATTTCACCTCAACAAAATGCCCAGGCAATACGCTAGTTCCTATTCTATTTATAGCCAAATCCCCAAAAGGGAATAATACACTTCCTACATTGTTTGACGAAGATCCACCCTCAAAATTTATCTTCTTTCCCATTACAAAGTAAGTTCCGACCTTCGCAGCCAATGGGCCAAACCAAGGAGCCGAACCCCTTTCCGGTAGAATTAAGATTCCGTTATTATGCTGAATCATTTTCTCTATCCAGATCTCTTTTTCAGAGAAAGGAGGATTACACCAGACAAATCCAAACCAAGGTTCTTTTAGCCCGTTTTGATTGCGACCATCCCAATAATTAACCTCTCCTATTTGAGTATGCTCACCAGCACAAGGATCTAAATCGAACGGCCCTAATGCATCAACCATGTAACCAGGAGTTTTTAATATGTCGTTCTTCTTCATCACGTCGTTTTTATACACGTCTTAAATGAGGTCGGAGCAGGCGACGTGTTAGCCTTGTTGAACAGAACCGCTAAGTATCTGACTCCGGTATAAAGATAAGTATTTTATATTGATTAATCAATCCTTCTTGTATTACCCCAATACTAGGGGAGGTTAGTTAAAAATCTCCACATTCCGAATCATCACAACATCCACCATAGATAGATTCATGTTTTAGTATCGGCTTACCACAGCAACCACATTTCAATCCTGATGGTCTGCGTATTCGTTGATTTGGTACTATTTTAGTATCACGTAACAAGAGTTGGGATTGCTTTTCAAGAGCCGAAAGTAATTTCTTTCGTATCGCTCCCCAATTCGTATCAGCACCATTTCGCTTGGCTATCTGATAACAAGATGTTAGTAGATCATTAGATTCTCGTAACGTGTCAAATATTTCTTTTGCATTCATCCTTTCTTGTATTACCCCAAAATGGGAGTTAGTTAAACCTAGTTCTATTCGGTTGCTTTTTTGATGGCTTTATGATTCGCCTCAATACACCTGCTTATTCCCGCAATACATGAAGCGTTTAATGACTTCTCGTTTGTAATTAACTCCTCAATTTCTGCGAATACAGCTAATGAAATCAGATTAGCATCATGACTTTCCGGTGCTGCTGCAATCAGTTTAGCGTTGGCTTTAGCCTCTTCTGCATCCTCGCTGGGCTCTCCATTTTCTTTGTGGTGCAATTCAATATCGCAGACTATATTTTCATCTGTCCCTTTTCTATACCTGCTGTACTTGATGGAACCTTTCCTTTGGCTCTAATCTTAGCTTCACGGTTTGTAACATACCTTCCTGTTTTTCTTAATCTATTCATTGAACTTGACATAATTGTTGTTTTTATTATTGATTAGTTATTGTTTACCCCATCAAATACACCAAAATCAGCATTAGCAGGGTGGTTAGTAGCTCTTGTTTGTTGTAGTAGAATTTCATGGTTATTGATTTCCGATTAAATTATCTACAGGCCGGTGCTTGTCCATGCAGAGCAAGTGGAGCTCTAGCCACTCTATACTGATCTCCAGAGCAATAAAGGTTCTCTTTTCGCTGTGGAACACCTGGTAGTAGTGGCCCTTCACATTCGGACTGTTCTGGAACTTGATACTTACTCGGTCCCGATCTTTTACCAGGGGTTCAACGAAATAGCCGTCACGGTATCTCCATCCATGGTCTTCCAGATACTTTGTAGTGAGCTGAGTGCCGTCTTTTAATCTGTTAGCTACGAACTTGCGCGCTAGCTCATATATCAGTTTTTTCAATTTCTTCATTTGGATTAATTTGATAATTGTACCCCCAGGGCTTCTTGCCCCAAAGGCTTTTTAAATACTTCTTTACCCAGGCCATTGCATCCTTCTTGGTCTTTCGGTGCTCCACCGGCACCGTGTAGGTTGCTGGCATTCTCTTGTAATGAACGCATCGTATTTCTGTTACCCTAATAGCCAATGCTTTTTTCTTGGTTTATAATCGTCTGATCCCACCACTTCCTCCTGAGCCATTTCTGCCTCCCTGTCAAGATCCATGATCTCCACCAATGCTATATCTTTCGATACTATAGCCTGGACCCCACAGGGAAGCGTTATTTTTATATGGTTATTCATTGTAACTTATTGATTATCAAAAAGGAAGATCATTCTTCTCAGTATCAGGCACTTGCGTAGATTCTTCTGGCTTATCTTCCTGCTTCACAATCTGATCACTCACATCAAAGTTTTTCGCTTTAATAGACTCCCCAAGAGTACTCGACTCCTCAACAGCTTTTTTAAGAGGATCCTCTTTATCTAAAGATTGGGCTGCGCCTGCAAACATTCCATCCTTACTCATTCGAGCAAAAGCCTCAATGAACTTAGGTGCAATAATCTGAGTTATCTTCTCTGTCCACATCCTATTAAGACGGTCATAGTTTTTATCATCACCTTCACCATCAATTAGCTTGGAGAACTCATCATATTTCCACTTCCAGCTCAGAGCCGACCCCTCATCTATAGATACAAATACACTGGGGTATCCTCCACTCTCCTTGCTTACGACCACCTGTATTTGAACCTTCCCAGGAAACTTTACTGTCATCAGACAATTTAATATCGCCCGACTCATAGAGTTAAATGGAATTTCAAACTGGTACTTATTATCACCATCCTTCAGGTGCATGATGTATGTTTGAATTATTTTTCCCCTGTGCTCAAACTCATCGAAGGTGAATTTAGAAATGTATCCACTCAGATAATCTCCCGTAGTTACCTTTCCATTGTCTTTATAGTGAAATACCGGTGTTTCACCTTGCTTTGTTCCTTTTAGAGAGACGAATATTGGTAAGTCTCTTTCTTTTGTTCCATGTCCCATAATAATTGATTGTTTAGTTGTTGATTATTGATTAATATATTTAATTTTTATTATCTCATACCTGAAATTGTGAATATCGAATCCCCTGTACTGAAACCCGTTTGTATCTCCTCTATCTTATCCCAGTCGTAGTTATACTCATCGAGCAGGTCTTTGGATTTATTCAAAAAGTCAAGGCCTTCTTTTGCTTTTGCCACTTTTCGCTCAATATCATCTACCTGCGACTGTACAGCCTGGGCTAAAATATTGTCTCCTTCACCCTTCTTGTTAATCCGCTTCTTAACCTGCTCCAGCTTTCCAACCTCTTTATTGGCCATTCGAATAGACTTCTCTGTAGCCCTAATATTCTCTCGCATTGTATCCCTGAATATTTTAATCAGATCAACCTTATTTGGATTATCCACTTTCTGTGCGATCTCCAGAAATATAGACCCTACCATCTCCCTGAACTTAGATAGAAACGGTATTTCTCGGCTTCTCTCTCCAGTGGCATCAAATCGCTCCCTCTTCTCAGGGTTGGTTAGTAATGTATATGCTTCCATCATTTCTTTAAATTTCTCCTCGTCTCCACCATTGTCCGGGTGTAGATCCTTTGCCAAGAGGCGCATGCGCTTAGTAATATCAAATTTTGTGAAGTCTTTCCCGACTCCCATTATTTTGTATGGATCCCAGGTCATCTAACTAAATTCAAAATATTCATTTTCCTTGATGATTGTAGTGGTAAACGGAAACTTTTCCTTAGGAACCTTTTGAATTGTTTCCATTAGAACCGTTGCACCTGTAAAAACTACATGATTCATATCCCCTATAGATATCTGAAGATAAAGACATTTACCATTACCATCAGTATATTTTGAATCTTTAATTCGATAGTCATTAACCACTACCTCCCTATTCAATATTCGATCAATCTTTATCTTATCGCCAATCAAACCCTTTATAGAAGGCTTTATACCTAAGTCACTAAACTTGTCCATGTAACAATTTCTTTAATAAATGTTTGCTATCACAGTGTACGGCCCATCCAAAATAAGAAGCGATAGACGCCCTATTTCTTCTCTTCGCCAACATTCTGGCAAAATTCTGTTTAATGCTTTTCCTTAGTCCAACATGGGTATGGTAAAAACAATATCCTACAAAATCAATACCTCTCGATGCAACCGGGAATACTTGATAATTCCCTTTCACTGTTAATTTTAGTTCGACATCCAAATATTCCCTTATTTCGCTCAATAATCCATGTAAATAAGTCTTTGACCCTGATAATATTACAAGATCATCCGTGTATCGAAAATAATACCTCACTCCCTTAACTTCCTTCAACCAATGATCAAAATACGTTAGATAGAAATTAGCAAAATATTGACTCAAATAATTACCAATAGGTAGGCCATTTGTACTATCAATAATTTCATCAAGCAACCAGAGAAGATCTCTATCCTTAATCTTTCTTCGAAGCAAAACTTTCAATATCTCATGATCTACGCTTGGATAGAACTTTTTCACATCCAATTTTAGACAATATTTTGTTTCAGGAATATCTTTCAAGGCGCTCTTAACACCATAAGCTGCTGCATGGATCCCTCGATCTTTTATGCAGCTGTAGGTATCGGCAGTAAATACAGATAAAAATATAGGCTCTAAAATATTCATTATTGCATGGTGTACTATTCTATCAGGAAAATAAGGCAAGCTATATACTTTTCGCTCTTTAGGTTCATGAATTATAAAAGTCTTATACTCCGAAGTTTTGTAAGTTTTAGTTTTAAGAATCTCATGCAATAATGTAATATTCGATTCCCTATTCTTGTTATGCATCTGTACGCCATATTGAGAAGCCTTACCCTTCTGTGCCTTTTTATCAGCCAGTTGCAAGTTCTCAATATTGCATATTTTCTCGTACAGATTATTTAATCGTTTCATAAGCCTTTGCTTTGAAGGTCATTTTCTCAAAGTGATACCAATACCCTTTAAATTAAAAACGTGATTTTTTGCTATGTGAGCAAGGTCTGTGCTGCATAATAATATTTGCATAGATGGGAACTGACGTTCGTATTCGTGTTCGTGTAATCGTAGTTCGTGTTAGAAAACTCGAAGCCTGAAGGAACTACAGCACTCACAACACACAACCTGGTTAATTATTTCAACATTAAATAATACTCTTTATAAAGCTTCTTAAATTGCTTTCCCGCATATTTCGCAATTTCGCTAGACTTATAGCAAAAGCGGGAACCGACGCTCGCATACGTGTCCGCGCAATCGTAGCCCGTGTCAGAAAACCCGAAGCCCGAAGGAACCTTATCGCTAGCCTTTATGTCGAACCAAGGATAGTATTTATACTCATTCCAATCGTTCCAGTTTGGCTCCCAGCCATCATTTAACGACTCAGCTATAATTACCAGTTGATAATGAGCCAATAACGCCTTTTGATGCTTTTCTGGCATAGCTGAAAAATCAGGCAATGCAGCATCAATACCAAGTGCTTTACACGCACCTTTAAATGTTTTGATCTTATTCATGTTATTTATTTTGTAATAGTTAGGTAATCCTTGTAAATATCTTCGAACTGCTTACCGGCATACTCGGCCAACTCCCGTGTTTTGAAGCAAAGGCGGGAACCGACGCTCGTAATCGTGTACGTGCAAACGTAGTCCGAGTGAGAAAACCCGAAGCCCGACTTAAATTTAAACCAAGAATAATACTTGTACTCACTACTGTTTTTCCAATCAGGTTGCCATCCTTCGTTAAGCACTTCTATTATGGTCTTCAGTTTTTTGTAAGCAGCCTCATCCTCTGTATCATAATCGGACAATATACTGCTTACCGAAATTCCCTTTATTGAACAGGCATCTTCAAAGGTTTTTACTCTCTCTGTTATATCCTCGATAAGCTCCTGCTTACCAAATAGATTTTCAAGTAATTTTCTTCCCTTAGTATTAGCGCTTTTATAAGCCTTAATAGCATTCTCTTTTGTAATTTCTAGTGTCTTCATAACTATTGAATTATTTGATTAAATATTCCTTGTAAATCTCCTCAAATTGTTTACCAGCGTACTCTGCTAGTTCTTCGCTTTTAAAACAAAGGCGGGAACCGACGATCGTACTCGCGCGCGTGTAACCGTAGCCCGTGAAAGAAAACCCGAAGCCTGATTTCACCTGAAACCATGGATACCATTTTCTCTCATTACTATTCTCCCAATCGGGCTCCCAACCACCATTCAGTGCTCTAATAATTATAATTAGCTTCTGATACGCCTCGACAGATTTCCTATCTTCTGAAGTTAATCCGCTTTCGTAATCACTCTTTTTCAGATCAAGCAACGAACAGGCATCCTTAACTGTTTTTACGGATTCCATTACATTTTTAACAAAAGCTTGCTTCCCAAATAGATTTTCGAGAAGAACTTTTTCAGGCTTGCTTCCTTTATTATACGCTGCCAAGGCGTTTTCTTTGCTAATTTCTAGTGTTTCCATTATCTATAGTTTTAAAATACATGATTAATTCTATTGTTTTCATGCTGCTTTATTTTTAAATTTAGTATCGTCGTAAAAATCACTGATATCAATCTTCTTAATTGCTTTCATATCAGAGGTGAAATACACCTCTGGGTGCGTCTGACAGTAATCTATTACTATTTCCCTCCAGACCTCCTGATTAGCTTCTGATACAAATTCAGCAATCATGTAGGTACCGAAGTCCAGGTTATTCAGATACTTGATCACTTGCTCTACTGTTGGTGGTGGTTTATTCATTTTAAAAATATTTGTTTATAAACCAATTTGCCTCTCCATTGAAGTATCCCCGGTCCTTAAATGGAATATCCTCAAAGGATTTATACTTATAGGTTCTGTGCTCATTAATTTTATTTTCCATGATATTATTAGTAATAGCAACATCATATATCCCAAAACTATGTAGTATACCTAGTAGATATTGTGGATCACCTACCATCTTATCGAAATCTATCACCTCTCCACCCGACTGAATGAACTCATCGAATATCATTAAAGACTTCCTAAGCTTTCCATAGTAGTGATCTTTTAGCTGGCCATTAAATAACTCATACCAACTCAGGAATGTATGCCTGGGATTCCTGAGTATTATAGCCTTACGCTTAACGTTCAGGATATGCATACCACAGCGAAGTCTCGCATTAACCTCTCCGTAGTAGTCGCCACGACTATCTAAGTCCTCCTGAACCCTATTTAAGTCGTAGTGAACTGGGGTGTAGTGAGTTTTTGACTTAAGAGCATCCTTCCATGCCTTTTTAGATTCCTCGCTATCAGTAAGCCCTTCATGCCCTACAGTCCACCTGTTTGATCGATTCATTACTGATGACAGGAACTTTGTTCCGGATCCACCTAAAGCTGTTATAAGAAAGTTTTCGTTCATAATTTTAATCAAAAAGGCATATCTGTCTCTGTCTTTTGCCTGGGATTCATATTATCGAACACGATGTATCCAGCGTTATTAGTTAACATTTCAAATAATATCGGGTGATCCATGTGTGTGGGCCTGCCTCCGGTTTCAGTCTCTTTAACCTTTCGTATATGGACCTCCATAATCCTGTACTTCTCACTATCCTGTACTTTACGATGCAGGGTTATGAAGTCATCAGCTCTGTTAGAGAACTTGCCTCCGCCTTCTGTATCAGCTTTCTGTGGAGCTGCTGGATTACCATCATGATCCTTCTGGCGTAGTGCATAAGTCACAGCATGGCAACTTAGCCATATTCCACAGTACTTCTTGGAAAACTGCCTAAATTCGTTTGTAGCCTTGTAGTGGTAATCATGAGTGGACTGCCGATTAAACTCACCCATATCAACGTCTAATGAGTTGTATGGGTCGATAAAAAAGCCCTGATACTCCGACTCTTCACATAACTTCTCTCCTATAACTAGTAGTTGCTTGTAGGTGTAAATCTCGTAATTATTCAGAATGGTGAAGTGTTTTTTTATGAACTTCTTAGCCTCTGCCAGCTCCTCGGGTTTCATCTCCTGTACCTTCTTTACTGCGAAGAACTCCAGAAGCTTTACATACACGAAGCCTACCCGGTTCTCTGCCGCGTATATGATCCACCGCCAGTTGTGTAGTTTTGCTGACATTATAGCAAGAAACCAGATGAAAACCGATTTACCTACATTATCATGTCCGTTACAGATTATGAAGTTATTGAGTTTGAATACAAAATGTTTGTCCAGTTCCTCGAATCCAGTCTTTAATCCCATTTCAAGGTCTCCTGACCTGACCTTCTCCACGTAGCCTTCTAATTCCTCGTCTGAGGCTATAGGGTTTTCGGGGACCTCTACCTCCTTTGGAGTAGGAGCTGATGTCGGTGATACCGATGGCAGGGGTGAACGATTCATTCCTCCTTCTGATCCGAATCCCAATCCTTTTAGTTTCTTAGCTGTGAGTTTCAGGTCCCCATCACACTCCAGTATGGCGAATACATTGGCTGGCTTGTATGCTTTCAGTGATTCAAAGGCCGTGGAAGTGGAAAACACGGTGAACCAATTCTTACTACGAGTGTAGTCAGCACTCCACAAAGAATCTGTGTCTCCAGGTCGTTTTAAGAGCACCTTATCGCCGTTATCCTTCTTAATGACCCATCCATACCCCTGTAACAGTTTAAGCACGTCTCCGCGCTCGTTATAGGCCTCAAAACAGTTTTCTGAGTAATGCACCTTCTCCTCAACTTCGTTAAAGCTCATTGCTTGGCTGATTAAGTGGTTTCTCTCGTCAGCTGTTAGTGTAGGTATTTCGCTTAGGTCCCTATCAAGCTCATATCCAGGAGTGGGTGCTATGGCGATATATCCACCTTCTCCTCTAGTCTCAATGATTGCCTCACCAGTTTCCTTGCTCTTGGCCAGCTTCTTATTGCCGGCTATATTGGGTGCTCGGTAAATCAGGTGGTATCCGCCGTTCTTGGTTTTTTGCGCTACTAACCTATCGCCTATTTCCATATCAATAGTCTCCATGTACCGCTCCATAATACTTCCGGACGGATCGTGTTTAACATCAATATCAATTACCTCCAGGTTGCCGTTCACTTTGCCACACACTAGGCCGACACCTTTGGCGGCGTAGAAGTTGTTGCCAGGCTCAATAACCTCGCTCATATTCTCCTTCCAGGAACCCAATGGTACCTTACTTGCCCCGATAGGAATGACGCTCAGGCCCATTTGATAATATTTTAGTGCTGCTTCTTTCAATCTTTTTTAACTACATATCGCTCCATAATCTCTGCCCTTGTAATAAAAGCCGGAGTCGCATATTCGAAATTCTTCTCCCTATGTTTTGGATCCTTGTATAATTTCCGCACTGCTTCGCGCATTTCGTTTCCGTTATAAACCTTTAGTCGCGCCTTGAATTGCGGTTTTGATTTATCGTCCCCGCGAAACTTCCGGCCACTTATTTCATTAAACATTTCAATGAACGCTTTGTACTTATCCTCAAAAGACAATTGGTTTTTACTTTCCTTAGCTGTGCCGCCTGCCGACGAGTTTTGCGAGTCGACCATACTACTATTATCTTTATCTTCTTCTTTATCTTCTATGCTTGAGGTAACCTTAAGCTTACCTTGAGCTGACCTTAAGCCACCCTTGCGTCCTCCCTCTATCTGGGATTTGCGTTTTTTACTAAGGTCTTTAAGTTGTTCGTTCAAAAAGCTAATTTCGATAAAATTATTTTTGTCAACTTTCATTAAGCCTCTTTCAACTAATAATTCGTATTCATGGGGCCTAAACCTTACGTCAAGCTTACCTTTAGGTAACCTACACCCAGCCTTCCAATATAGGGCGCAAATATTAATAAAGATGCCCTGTAACTCTAATGCCTCAACTACAATATCCCCACTCAACCATTCTGTGGCTACAAACTTGAAAAATGGAAGTTCTTTTGACATTTTACCTCGTTGTAAATCTCTTGCTCAAAAAAAATCAGATCAGTATTCCGTGTTGTTTTAGTAATGTAATATCCTCGGGCTCCCAATTATCGTTTTTAATCCTAGAGTCTAAGGTGGGCCTGGTCATGTTCAGTCTGGGTGCCAGCCAGGATTTCATTATTCCTCTTCTTATGATCCCAACTTTTACCTTTTCGCTAGTAGTGAACTCTGCCATGGTTAATATTTGTAAAGCATTTTCCGCTAAAAAAACCGGTCAATTCCGGGATCTTGTTATTCAACGGTGTAAAACTATGTACAATAAAATGATATTCCTAGAAAAACTTTTCAGATTAAATCTAAAACCAGTACATACCAGATAGGGATTAATCTTCTAATTGCCTGAAATTAGAGTCTCCTCCTGCTTTACTCTTGTTTATCTTAAGCTGCCTAAATCCTGGGGTTTTCGTTTTCTTCTTTTTGTCATTACTATAGACATTAACCCCTCCGCCAAAGAAAGCATAGAACATGAGTAATCCATCCAAAGCGGTAGGGTCATCTTCTAAAAGCTCCTCTATCGTATCCCAATAAATAGGATGTAGATTTTCCTTTAGTTCATCTAAAAACACATACTCTTCACCAAACTTAGTAACGCGCATGCCATCTTTACGTACATGGGTATCTAGATATTTGTCAAGCATGTGAGTTGGTGGAGAGAGCTTATTGGTTCCCATGTCTATGAGCAGACCCTTTCTTGTTGAGGCTTGAAATGGAGTGCCTAGAGGGACTACTTTTCCGCTTCCTTTTAAAATGGATTCAATTAAGAACCTAGCTTGCAGAACAACCTGCTGTATTCTACCGCCCCAAGGATCAATTCTCCTGTTTCCGATCTTTATTTTTGCGAAATCACTGCTTGTTGGATCCATCTCAACACCCGTTTCTGGGTCCCCATCATTATTATAATGAACTGCCGCCAGGGTAACCAGAGATGTCGTGAGCCCTACAAACTTTGAAAAATCTGTAAGTGCTATTTTTTGAGCCACTGAAGGCTTCCACGGTTCCGCTCCTGCCCTCATCTTGCCAAAATGATAGAAAGCATAAGGCGTTGATGTTTTAATTACCGATGCCCAATTCCTGGGTGAAAAGAACACTCTACTTAATCCTTCTTTTATGCCCTCTACGGATAACCCAAACAACTCTAACGAGGCTCTGCCGGTCATAGTATTGATAGCATCAGCCAAGTCCTTATAGGCTTGCGGGTCGTCCTTGAATTCAATTCCTTTTATCTCTAGCATTTCCTTACCATCCAAGAATCGTAAAACCCTTATAGTGTCCAGATAACCAACTGCTGCCCTTTCAACCGCTTTAAGTGGCGATGCGGCTTTCCATTTTTCAAAAGCGTTTTTATTGTTCAGTAATTTAAGAGGGCTACCAATGGTTGCCCAAATCATATTTGCCCAATCACTGACAAATAACTCCTCCCTTGCACTTATTTTTGCATTAACCTCTGTAAGTGCTAATTTAGACTCTTTTAGTTCTGGATACCATTCTTGGGCTTTTATTTTATTTAACCATTTTTCTTGCCTCGTTTCACTACCAAAATGACTTAATGCATTCTTGAAAGATTTTACAGCATGTCTTGGATTTGCGATAGTTGGAATCAAGCCCTGTATGAGAACAAACGAAAACTCCCCAGTTGCCCTCAGTCCCCTCAATAATCCCCATGCATCTCCTATGCCGTCTTTTATTTTTTGCTTTAATGACCTATCTTCTAATTCTTTTTTATAGAACTCTTTATCATACTTCTCCCGCACTGCGATCTTCTGAGCTTTTAAATCAGTTAGCTCTGAATCTGAAATTATTGGTTTAGGCTTAGGTTTTGGTGCGAAGTTCTTTTCCTTAATTCGCTCCTGTAGTTCATCGATAGCTTTTTTGGTGCGAATCTTGGCTTGCTCTAACCTTTTTATCTCAGGTATTCCCGCCTCTTTACGCAATTCTAGCAACTCCTTTTTTAATACCTCGCTTCGTTCTTTCAGGGCCTTTAATTCCGGAGTCTGTGGGATCTTTTTACCGGGAGGTGTTTCAAGTTCTTTCTCTATTATCTTGCGCTCAAGATTAGCAATACTCCTCTCTTCTCCTTTGATAGCCAGATCTATTCTCTGCTCATCTGTTAATTCAGACTTACCCTCCAGATCCTCAACTGCTTTTCTAAGCCTATCACGCTCTTCCTTCAGCTCTTTGGCCTCAAGGTCAAGTTTAACAACTTTCTTCTCTGGGGGCTTCTCTCCTGTATCCAGTCTTCGCTGCAGGTCCTCGATATTGTTTTTTAATCGAGACTTTATACCATCAAGTGCTGTTTTCCACTCCCTGGCTACCTCAGCCGGCTCTATAGGTAAGTCTTTAAGAAGCTCTCTTAACTCCTTTTGCATAGCACGTTCTTCTGATCCTGGCTTATCTCGCTGTAATCCACTTCTTAAAGGGCGCCTTTTATTCTGAGCATCCTCAATCCCTGAAATCAACTTACCCATTCGCTTCATCTTCCGAATAGATGTCTCAAGCTGACCCTTGTTTAAAGATGTTATATTTCCGTATCCGGTAATAGCATCCCGAACCTCTCTTTCGGTAATACCCGGGAAGCCTTCTTTTAACTCTTTATGGACCGCTACAGTAAGGTCCTCGATATTCTTAATGTTCTGCTCAACGACGATTCTTTTAATTAGGCTAGTAGGTATCTTTATCTTCCCTGGCGTAGTCTCCCTGGCACCAGAAAGCTCTTTCGCCAGACCGGTCCTGTGCTTTTTAAAATCTACCTTACCCTTAAAATTGTCTTTTAGATACTCCTCAACCTTCAGTAGTACATTCTCGCTCGTTGCTAGTCCTTTAGTAATAAGGCCTTTCCCTATTTTAGCCAGAGCTGATACTACCTCAGGCCTTACTTCACCAACAGCAAACTGTACTATCCCAAGAGCTTTTGCCAGATCTTCAGTTCCCTCGGCAATTAAGTTGTCCCCTTTTTTCTGCTGGGATTTAATGTTTTTCTTCCTAGATTTCTTCTCTCGCTCAATCTCGTTTTCTATTCCCTTAAATGCTGTATTTTTTTCGTTCTCCCTTAGCTTCGTTTCAGCATCTACTAGCTTCTTATTGATCTCCTTAAGCTCCTTATCATATTCCCTGAACTTAGCCTCTACTTCTGCAGGGATAACACCCTTGTTTAGGTCCTTATACTTATTGATTTGAACATCTACTGCATAATGAAAGTCAGCACCCTCATAAACATTAGGTAAGTTGGACAAGAATCTTCCTGCAGAACGCGCACTCTTATCAAATTCTTTTATTATTTCTGCCTGTTGCTTCTCTAGCTCTTCTGCTTTAGCAGGATCTTTCTCTGCCGCAGCTTTTTTTCCTAGTCCATCGATCATCTCTGACCATATATATGCAGCTGCCCCACCCTCAACCTGATTGTTTTTCACCGCCTCCAAGGCAGCCTTTTCACCTATATCCTCAATCAATCTTTCGGCTGCTGCCTTCGCCTCCGCAACGGTCTCTACCCTATACTCTAGCCCTGTTTCTTCTATTGAAGATTTAATAACCTCGCTTTTCGTTCCTTTATGGGCCCTGGTAAGTAGTCTCTTCTCTCCAGTAGGAATAACAAGGGGTTCGGTTACCGTAGAAATGTCCTCCTGCTCTTCTGCTTCTTCCTTGATCTCCTCCTTAATTTCCTCAACCGCTTCTTTCTTTTCTTCAAACTTTGAATCCTTAATCAACTGATCACTAAACTCATCAAAATGCTTCTTTTCTAGCCTAGACTTTAGCTGCTTAAATAACTCTTCTAAAAATGCCTCCGCACTATTAATATAGTCTTTCCCTTCAGATACACCCAGATCAAACAATCCATCGGCAAGCTTTTTAACTGCCTCAAACGCTTTTGGTTTAGTTAGTGGATTAGGAGCGTCAACAGCTGCCTTGGCCCCAATAATAGTTGCAATGTCATCTAATCCCTCAGCGATCTTTGCTTTTCCGGATTCCCTTAGCTTCTCGGTCTCTAATTCTGTCTGCTTCTTTTTGAATTCTTCAGATACAGGCTTGAACTCTTTAACTAACGTATCATGCAGTTCAGCGTCAGTTTTCTTGAGTTCAGCGAACTTTTTACCTATTCCAGACTCTTTTGGAGTAGTAGTACCTTCACTTATTCCTTTGATATCTTCACGTATCTCAGCTTCTACGGTGGACACAGGAGGCTTTTCTTCCTTCTTTGGTGGCGTAGTATCCTTTTTAGCTTTGGGCGCCTCTAACGGCAACCCTCCTCTATCAGCTTCTACTTTAAGCGCTGCCTGGTGAGCCTCATCGAAACTCTTGCCCTTATTGATCTCCTCGGACATAATCTCCATATGCTCCTCGGTGGTAGTTTCCTTCAGTTCTTTATGGAATGGAGCTTTGGAATGCTCGACTAGTTTACCGCGTGTAATTTCTGTTTTTTTGAAGTCTGTTTTGTCGATTGCGTCTTCAACACGCTTTGCCTCAACTCCTGCAAGCCCTTCAGTACCTTCCCCTTGTTCTTTGATTTGCTCATCAATTTTAGTTTTTAAGGATTCAATTTGTTTTTCGTTCATTCCCTCGATAATCAACTCCTCAAATTCCGGCTTCTCTTTTATTGCCTTGCCAAGTTTTTTGAAGTCAATTGTTCCATCCTCGTTCTTTACTGCTTCTATAAAAGCATCCACCTCTTTATTGGCCTCAATAACCTCATCAGAAGTCTCTTCTATAGGTAGTTCTTTTTTTACCTCTGCTTTACCGGTAAACTCTTTTAACTCCATTCGAAAGGTCTGGGCGTCTATTCCTTTACCAACGCGGACCTCAGCGTATCCCTGCTCTACAAAAGTGTCCATGATCTCAATGAAGTCTCGGGCTGTTTTGGTATCCTTGCCTTCTTCGATGTTTTTAATGGCCTGCTCAATCTCAGCCTTTTTCATACCGATACCCATTATAGTCTCCGTGGCAGTTTTTCCCAGCTCTATCGCATCCTTTACAAAGGTTTGGGTTTGTTCTGATCGATCAGTGAGTGGGGTGAATTCTCCTAGTTCCGCTCTTGGCCTACCTAAACTCTTTCCATTTGTTTTAATGTCTAGTTTGTCGGTACCGGTAACCGTATGTCCTAGTTCAGAGGATAGGTCTATGATCTGTTGACGGGTCTGTAGATCATTTGCTCTCTCAGTAGTGGTTTTGGCGTTAAACCGCTGCTTGAGGTCAAGTAATTTATTGGTTTTATCGAACACCTCAGTAGGTTTCTCTTCTTTTATCTCTACTTCCTCTTTAGCAGCCTTGATTTCCTCTAAAGCTTCAGTCTTAAACACATCAATCAACTCCTTATTAAGTCTTGATTTTTCTTCTAATAATGATTCCTTTTTAGCCGTCTTTACCGGGTCACTAATATGAGGGTTTTCATCTATTGCTTTTATGTCCGCCTCGACCTTCTCAATAGCCTTTGATATAGGTTCTGCTTTTTTAATCTGCGGGTCATTCTTGGCAACGGTTTCGTTAATCTGGTCCTTATAGAACTTTTTCTCCTGCGGATTCATCTCTGGATCCTTCTCTATTACTTCGTGGTATCTCGCTGGATCACGGGTGACGTCTTCTGATATAGCTTTAATATCTGCTAGATTATCCACTGCGTCTGCTTGAGTTCTCAGTCCTTCTTTCTCCTTATTATCCTCTGACTTATTCGCTTTTTCCCGAAGGTCCGCAGACCTGTCACGCATTGACTCCAGCGACTCTTTAGTATTGGTTGCTACCAACTTTGCTTTAGGAGATGCTGTTGCGTAATTACCAAAAGCTCTGCCGAATAGTGCATTAGGAAGACCCGGCAAGCCGAGAGCACCACCAAGAACCACGGAACGCCTAACTTCGTCAGGATTGATTTCACCCTCAGTAAGTAACTGCTCTACAGCAGTAAGTCCTCCAAATCCACTTGCATTTACCCCAACTCCTGTGCCCCAGGAAGCAACGCCGCTTTCAGTAGCTTTTTTTACGGCCTGAGCTGCCTTTCCAGCGCCATGACCTAACATAGATAACATCGCTCCTTCTTTGGCGCCATGCCCCATCGCAGCAAACGACTCCAGCACTTTTGTCTGTCCTGCTACGTTTTGGTCCGTTAACTCTCCATAAGTTTTCAGAAATC